AGCGTTTTCAGGCACAGAAGGCGGCTTTAAACGCCTTGTAGAAGGCATGAAGGCGTCATTTACAAATTTCCTTGGTGAGATTGCTTATCAAGCGGCTGCGCGTCCTATATTAATGAGCTTGGGGGTCGTTGGCGGTGTCGCAGGTGGCTCATCCAGCGCGAGCGCAGGTGGCTTAAGCGCTATACTTGGAGGGGGTGGCGGTAGCTTTGGTGGCTTATCATCTCTATTTAGCGCGGGTAAAAACCTACTTAGTGGCGGTTCAAGTCAAATACTTACAGGCGGCTTGAATAAAATAGGCTCTATTTTAGGAATTGGCGGCGTTGGGCCTAATGGCCCAGTATCTCTATCTAGCTATTCTAGCTTAACCAACGGTTCTTTTGGCGGGTCTTTAGGTGGAGCGGCTGGCGGGTTTATCGGCAACTTCGGGGCTAATGCTTTGTTCGGTGGCGATAGGGGTGTAGGGGCTAATATTGGCGGGACTATCGGGGGTATCGCTGGCTCTTTCATTCCTGTTCCAATTCTAGGGCCAGCTATAGGTTCTTTTATAGGCAACGCTATTGGTGGATTATTTGGTGGCGGGTCAATACCATCAAATGCCGCACAGATATCATTTGGCGCTAGTGGTGGATTGCTAAAAACTGGTAAAATAAGCAGTGACGAAGCAAGCGAAGAGCGTTTAAAGCAAATTAAAACTGCTGGCGGTAGTGTTACACAAACAATAAATAACCTTATGGGGGCTATCGGTGGGAGCTTAGAAAGATCTCCTAACTTCATTCTTGGCGCTACACGAAGAGAGCCCGGTATAGCAAAAATCAGTGGTATGCGCGGAAGTGGTCAAAGCGGTGAGTTTGTCTTTGGCAGCTTTCAAAAAGCAGTTGACTTCGCACTGACAAATGTCCTTGCAAGGTCTGATATATCAGGCGTGTCAGAAGGATTTGAAAATATATTTAAAAACATATTTGCGAAGGGCGGGAAGTTTGAAACAAGAGCTGCAGAAGTTTTAGAGGCGAAAGCACTCTATGATTTAATTGAAGGAGTTGATAAAGAAGCCATATCACCGCTTAAAATAGCTCTTGATGAACTTGACGCAGAATTTGATAGATTAAGAGGCACAGCCTCTGGTTTGGGGCTTGATGTTGATAAATTAAATCAAGTTTTCGAAGAGCAAAGAACTGCGATTATTCAAGAAAGCCTAGCCCCTTTACAGCAATTTTTAGACGCACAGGCTTTATCAGGTCAGTCTAGCCTTTCATCTGTTGAAAGATTATCTTTAGCTCGTAGCGCATTTGATGAGAATTTAAACGCGATTAATTCAGGTGATTTAAGTGGTTTGGGAAATATCACAAATCAAGCAAGCACATTATTAGGACTAGGGCGTGATGTATTTGCGAGCGGAGAAGGCTTTAACGCTTTAGAAAGCTTTGTACGTCAGTCAATTACTGGCATTGCTGGAACATTGGGGGCAGAAGGTGGTCTAGATGATAGCATAGCACGTGAAATGTCGCTAAACAGTGCACAACAAACATCTCTTTTAGAGCAAATGAATGTCGAACTTCAAGAGTTGCGCGAAGAAAACAGAAAGCTTCGTAAATCAATGGAGCGCGTGGGTAACGCCGTGGTGAGTATGACATCATGATTTTGTCAACCTATCCTTTATCAACCTATACAATAGGGAATCTTCCAAGTGAGTATAGCTTGGCGACTGAAAACCCATTTAGAAATTTACAGCGCGGTGTTGATATTCAATTAACCTATTTAATAGAGCTTGAGCCTTATAACACAGAATTAGAACAACAAATATCTGGCGCTCCTTTATCTGCAATCCCATTGTCTACACTTCCTCGATTTGCAAGGCGCGGTGGAGTAGATGTTATTTATTTGAGCGATAAAGGGTTTTTCACAAATCCAACAGATACTCCATCTAACACATCATATCTTCCGCTAGTCAATAACCCCTTTCAATTTGAAGTATCTATTCTAAATGGTGATGAGTTTAGGGGGGGCATCCCTTCTTTTGGCGCAATCAGAATAAAGAACGGCGAAGGAATATTTGATGAGGCAGCTAACTACTTCTGGCAGGGGCGCAAGGTTACTATATATGCAGGTGGTGCAAATTTTGCACGATCTGATTTTGAGGTTATATTTAATGGCGCAGTGCGTGATATTGAATATGATGAAGATGAGATCATAATTAACATATCTGACAAAACGGCAATTATTGAAAAGTCTTTTGAACAGCAATTATATTTAGGGACTGGTGGCGTTGAAGGCGGGGAGAACATTGAGGGGAATGTTAAGCCGCTTTGTTATGGTGAGGTTTATAATATACCACTTACATTAGTTGACGCAGGCACAAATCTTTATCAGGCACATGATGGTTCTATTGAAGAAGTTTTGGCAGTTTATGATAGGGGGGTAGAGTTAAATAATCAGGGCGATGTTGCGGATATTACGGCAACCACGGTTTCAGGAGGTAATTTCAAAACCCAATTATCTGGTGGATACATTAGGCTTGGTGGCAACCCTGATGGAACTATTACTGCAGATGTCAAGGGTGATAATACAGGCGGCTATATCGACAAAACAGGGGCTATTATCTCACGCCTTGCTAGGACAAAGCTGGGGCAAAACAATTTAAGTACGAATGAAGTTGACCAAGGAGGTTTAAATCTTCTTGACACAAATTATCCTTATTCAATAGGGGTTTATATAAATAGCAAAACTCAATTTAATAATGTATTAGATCAAATAACAATACCAGCTAATTTCTATTGGTTTTTTAATAGGACTGGTCTTTTGACAGTTAAGGCAGTATCTCCGCCAAGCAGTGATGTTTTAACTATAAATCAAAACCAAATCATAGACGGTTCTTTTGAATTGTTACGCTCTATTTCACCTTATTGGCGCATTACTGCTGGCTATAAAAAGAACTGGCAAGTAACTTTAGCTGATAACCTTGCGCCTGCAACATCTGATGCACAAAAATCTTTTGCTATAGAAGAATTTAGAAAACTAACGGTTGAGGATAGGGCAACAAGAACAGTGGCTCTGCTTGATAATGAATTGACGTTTAACAGCCTTTTTGTATCAGAAACAGATGCGCAAGCTTATAGAGATAGGCTTGTAAATATATATCAAACCAAGCGCAATGTTTATCGGCTTACGACATTTGATTTATTGTTTAAGGTGTTTATTGGTGATACCATAAAAATTAAATATCCTCGTTATGGATTAGATAACGGTAAGGATTTTGTCATTGTCGGTATTTCAGAGGAAGCGGAAGATAATCAAACTATTTTAGAGGTGTGGGGATAAATGGAAAATGTAATACTGGCAAGCCCTATTTTAAGTGACGCGGGGACATTTACAGGGTCACTTGCCGTTGGTGATATGTCTTTACAGAACTTGAAAGCAATAAATCTTTTTCAAAAATACAGAACGAATGACCTTAGTGCGGTAGTTAATATTGACATGCTTTCAGCTCAATCAATAGATTTTATTTCTATAGTAGCGCATAACGGAACTGCGAGCGCAACTGTTACAATTAAGGCAGGGACAACTAGCGCGGCTTCTGATTATACCAGCGGGGCATTATCATTATTGACAGGCGATGATATGGGTTATTCTTTAAATTCTTTTGCCTCAAAGTTCACGAATCAAAATTACCGTTATTGGAAACTTGAATTTTCAGATGTTTCAAATCCTGATGGATTTCTTGAAATGGGACGGGTTTATTTATCAAAATGCTTTCAGCCAAATAAGAACGCTATTTGGGGCATGGAAGAAGGATACAGGGACGACAGCCGTAGTGCAAGGACAGTTAGCGGTGGAATTTCCACAGTCCCAAGAACGCCACTTAAAACTGCGCGATGGCAACTTGATTTTTCCACAAGTTTAGAAATGTATAATCAGGCGCGGGAAATTGACCGAACTAGAGGAACGTCTAAAGACGTAATTTTTATTCCTGATCTGGATGATAGTAATTATTTTCAAAGTCGGTTTTTATATGGTAAGATGACAGGGCTTACCCCGATTATAAGCGCGGCTTTTTCGATATATCGTAAGGCTTATGAATTAGAGGAGATTATTTAATGGCTTTTGTAATAGCTGACAGGGTAGCAGAAACAACCACAACCACAGGCACAGGAACGCTTAATTTAGCTGGTCCAGTAACAGGTTTTCAATCTTTTGTATCTGGGGTTGGTGATACAAATACAACATATTATGTCATGACCGATAATACTGACTGGGAGGTAGGTATCGGTACTGTGTCGGCTGGCTCACCTGATACTCTTTCGCGTGATACTATTTTACAATCGACGAATAGTGATGCGGCGGTAAACTGGGGCGCGGGGACTAAAGACGTATTTTTAAGCGTCCCAGCAGGGCATTTTGTTGCCAATAATTTAGACAACACATTTACAGGTAATAACACCTTCACAGGTGATAACACATTCGCAGGCGATAATATATTTACAGGTGGACTAACAAAGTCCAACGACACATTTATCACAGGGCGTAATGCGGCAAATGATGCGGATATAGATATTATAAAAGTTAATGCAGGCGATGATATTGAAATTGGCGGTAATATGTCGGGTGCAAGTACGCATAAGCTTATAAATATGGCTGACCCAACATCTGCACAAGATTATGCAACTAAGGCTTATGTTGACGGTAATTCGGCATCATTAACGTTAGGGACATCTGTTGCGACAACTTCAGGAACATCAATTGATTTTACTAGCATACCTTCAGGTGTCAAAATTGTTATCATAAGTTTTAGTGGAGTACGATTAAACAGTACAGACGACATATTAATCCAACTTGGTGATAGCGGAGGTGTTGAAACCACAGGTTATCAATCAACTTCGACATTAACATCAACAGGCGTTAATACAATTAGCTCGACAAGCGGAATAGTGTTAAACACAGCAGGGGCGACTGGATTTACATTTCATGGTAGTATCATCTTATCATTACTCGACGCAACAACAAATACATGGTGCGCTAATGCTTCTTTAGGCCGCGAAGGTGGAGCATCAGCTTGTTTTGGTGGTGGCAGTAAGTCATTAAGCGGAGAATTAACCACAATTAGGCTTACAAGCTCTGCGGGAACAAATACGTATAACGGTGGAATAGCTAACATTTTGTGGGGTAAATAATGATAAGAGAAATAAATTTAAAAACAGGAAAACAAATTGAGCGTGAATACACAGAGGAAGAAATTTCTAAACGCGACAAAGCTATTTTAGAAAACGCTAAAACCTCAAAAAAAGATAGAATTTTAAATAAACTAACAGAGCTTGATATACGATCAATCCGCGCTATTCGTGAAGGGGATGCAAAACGAATTCAAGAATTAGAGTTGCAAGCTGAAAAATTGCGTACTGAACTTAGGAAATTGTGATGCCAGACGACTTATACCGCGCAATAGGACGTATTGAAGAAGCCATTAAAAACGTGCAAAAAGATACGTCTGAAATTAAGGTAACTCTAGAAAAGCACAATAAGAGACTATCTGCGGTTGAGGGTTTTAAAATTCAAATTCTGACGATAGCTGGTTTAATTGGTGGGGCTGTATCTATTTTATGGGATGCTATTAAAACAAAGTTAGGTGCATGATTAACATTATCATAACAGTATTGCTCCCCATCTATGGCGCGTTTATGTCACGGTTTCACGGTGGGGGTTTTAAGGGCGGTGTAAATAAATCACTAAAGAACATGCTTTGGGCGTTACCGTTTGGTGTAATTGTATGGCTCTGTGGTGGGGCTTGGTGGTTATGTGCCATAACGGTAGCATTATGTGCTATTGGTAAAGCAGTGGCCCACGGTAGAGGCTTAGGAAGTGACGAGCCAATGCGTGATGATATGAAACCTGAAAAGGTGGAGTACGCTATCTTATGGCTTCAAGACAAAGTATCAACACGTACCTATAAGCACCTCATAATGTCGCTCACAGGCTTTGCGGCTGTTTCTGGTGCAGTTGTGGCTTTTATGTTCATTAACCCCATGGCATCGCTTATAATCGCTTTAGGGGGCTTGCTGAAAGGAGTTGCTTATGAAATCGGTACTTTTATCCTTCCTAACCAAACTAAAAGCGGTATTAAAAACCTTATGTATAAAACCGAAATCGGAGAGTTTATTACAGGATTATTTGCATACGGAGGACTTGCTATTGCCTTCATCATCACTTGAGCCTATAGAATACAAAATCAGCCGCGTATCATCGACCATAAAAGATGGCACGTTTGGTGTGTTTATGATTAAGGATGCCCCTATCTGCGTGACGTTAGAAGAAACATGGCTTGATAATATACGCCGTGAAAGCTGTATTCCAGAAGGTGTTTATACGGTCAAAAAATATTCAGGAACGAAATATAAGAACGTATGGCAGGTTTATGGCGTGCCTAATCGGACTGCAATCCTAATTCACTGGGGTAATACCGAACGCAATACGGCTGGGTGTATTCTTATGGGTAAATATTTTGCGGATTTTGGCGATAGGCGAGGCGTTGCAGACAGCCGAAAAACCATTGAAATGTTGCGCAAACGGTTGCCAGACGAATTTAGACTACACATTGAGGACAATTTCTAGTACAATCAGAAAATATATAGGGAGATATCATTATGTTAGATTTACTTGTTCAAATATGGAATGCAATACCTGATTGGATTCTTGCAATCACAGCGGTTGTGACGGCGGCAAACGGTATTACTGCCCTAACACCAACGCAAACAGACGATAAAATTTTAAATGCTATTTTGCGCGTTTTAAATGTTCTTGCCCTTAATATTGCAAAGAACAAAAACGCAGACGATGTATAACGCATGACCTCCGCGTTTAAACTTGCCCTCTATGGTGTTATTATCCTTTCCATCATAGGGGGCGTTTTTTTCTTAGGATATCGTGCGGGGTCAAACAAAGAAAAAGTTATTATACAGGAAAAGATTATCCATGCAGGTGAACGTCATGCAGAAATTGAACAAAGGCAGTCTAACCATGTTGCTACTCGTGGTCAGCGCTTTCATATTAACCTCTTGCGCAAAAGGAGTTTCTAATGAGAATACGGAACGGCTTATTCTGCCGACACTTTTTCAATACAGCATCGAAGAACAGCAAATTCTTCTACAAGAACTCGAAAGCGGATCTTGCCAAATGTCAGACAAGTTTATTGAGGACTATGGCATCGTTCGCCAGCAAATTAGAGAGGCATTAAAATAAGCATTAAACGCTCATTAATCACCCCTCTCCAAATAATTTTTTCCTTAAACAATACTTAATCCATTCCGCAGACGGTGGTCTATCGTTGTCCTGACACTCTACCCCAAAGCTATCGAAATAAGCATGACTTGCCAAGTCATCAAGGATAATAGTGTTAAATCCTTTTTTTGTTACGTATATAATTTTACTCATCGGTTAAGTCCTCAATAACAGCTTCAGCGGCGTTATCTTTAATGGTATATATACCATTTTCGCAACCATATATGCTGTTGTAAACGCCAGATTGGGCGACTATATTTCCGTTTTTGGCCGTGAAAGTGAAATAGTAAAGCCCGTTTTTTGTTTTGTTAATGTAAAATTTATTCATTTCTTGTGCCTATCTCTTGGGTATTCTTCATAATGCTGATATGACAAGGCTTTTAACTTATCATCACAATCCTTAATAAGTTTATCAAGGTCGTTATTAATACGGCATTTTGTGTCAATGTACATTTGCCTGCGGTTTAAAAGGTCGTCTTTTATTGTCATTAATACGCCTCTGGTTTAGGTTGCTCAATAGCATAGCTGTTATTACCACTAGTTAAAACGCAGCTCATTCCCTGCTGGATATTCGTGCGTGTATTTGACCATGTGCCTGTTTCTGCATTGCGCCAATGACAGTCTAAATGAATGGGGCTAGATGTGCCACAGAATTGACGTGTCTCTCCGTATTGGCTTTCTAGCACTTCAAATAGGCTTTCGGTATCACGGCAGACATAAAACGGTACTGCACCAATAGGCTCTTGTGCTGTACTTAAATTAGGTAATAATGCCACGGTTGCGGCTACAAATGTTTTTCGCATTTTAGTTTCTCCTAAATTTTTTCAAGTTTTGCAATCTGTTCGTCAGTAAGTGCAAGTGTGACTTCCTTTTTCTCTACACCTGTTTCTTTTAGAATGCCGTAACATATTTCACCACCTTCCATTTCGGCACAGGTGATTGTTTTATCTTCGTCAGTAATATCTATCGAATTACAAAGCCCAGCAAAAATACGAAAACCTGTTTTCATAGTGCCTTTAATGTTAATAGACAGCATGACGCATCTTCCTAATTTTACATCAGAATCACCACCGATTTCTTGAGACCCACCAATTTCTTGAGACCAGCCGATTTCTTGAGACCCACCGATTTCTTCCCATTGTTCAACAATAATGGATTTATCAACTTTCATCCAGCCTGAAACTTTATTGTAGCCCTTAATAGTAAGCCTACCATCAAGCTCAACATGTAAGTTCCCATCAATACGTAAATCACCATCAATAACATACTCATAGGCGTTGATTTTCTTTAGTCCTTTGTATTTCTCATCAATAATTACTGTTTTCATGTTACTTTCCTTTAATTATTATTTTGTGTGTTTCACTGGCCTTAATTAACGCCTCATTAGGCTCGTCCATGCTGTTCAATGCCTTAATAAATGCATCCCAAGCTTCTAGCCTTCCCTCTAATTGTTTAATCTCTGCATCACGAGCTGTAATGATACGGTTTAGCACTTCAATTTGCTCTTGATATATGTCATGGCGTATATATTTAACGCAAGGAACGTCTTGATCTTCACCATCTATATAATATGTTCCCGCTTCGCCATCATCGGTGGGAAAACACTTCGCGTCACACCATATCTCTCTTGGCATATTATTTTTCATTTATCTATTCCCCAATATATTGTCTATAGCTGCGTTCCAGCCATAAAATTCTGCCCTATCTTCTTCATTGTCAGGCATCAGTTTTGCGTGTCGTTTCATCGCCTCTAACTCTTTACGGCTAAGGGTGATAGTATCTTCATCATCTTTTACTTTTGGCATTGACTGTATAATCCTCTTAAATTTCTCTTTACCTTCTGGGGTTGCAACCCATTTTTCGACATTAAATGAAATTGAACCATTTGGTTTTACTTCAACAATCCCAGTCTTTATTAGCTTAAATAAAGCATCATCTTTTTCTTTTAATGTTCCTTCCACCCCTCCAAAAAAATTAACCGCATCCCAGCACCGTTTTCTTATTTTATCGCTTAAAAAAATCATTATCAAAAACCCTCTCTTTTAATTTCGGTTTATCTTCTGCCGTATAGTCATCATCTCGCTTGCCTTGCCAGCAAATTCAAGAAGCGTTGAATTAACGGTCATACCCCAATAAAGGCCAAGCATATAAGGTCTGCTTAATGGGTTGCTCGTGAGGGTTGCGTCCTGCGTGCATACGTTGCGTAAACATTTCTATTTCAGCATCAATTTTAGCCTCATGTAAAAGGGTGCTATTTGTGTCTAATTGCACGTAGAAACGCTCCCCATTGGCGTAGTAGTTAAAGAGTGTCATTTTATAGCTCATTATTTATTTTTTCCAATTCCGCCTCTAGTTTTCGTTTCTTAGATTTTTTGTATTCCTCTTTAGATAGCTTTAAATATTTATCAAATATTTCTTTATAATCATTATGAATTACAAAAGCGTTTTCAGGGCTAAAAAATAATGATTTGTTATTTGTGTCTAAATATTTTGGTTTGTAAGATTTTAATTCAATAAAAAAATCAATAAACAACTCTTTAGGGTAGTAATCATTAAAGCTGTATCCAAAAATATACGCCCCCTCTGGGAATCCTATTTTATAAACATACTCATTTGATGGCTGCTTGTTGTCATCAGGCCATGCAATATAATTTGACCCTTCCGCGCAAAACAAAATATGGCGATAATCGTCGATTTTTATAAAATTAGCGTTATTATTTTCTGGCAAGTCGCTTATTTTAAATTTTTTACAAACCTCTTGGATTTCAATTCTGTTTTTTAATCCATTCTCTAATGCCTGATAATAGTAATCATCATCTATAAAATCTTTATTTTTGTTTAATGTTTTTAAAATGTTTTGGTATGCTTTTATTTTATCCATCACCTAACTCCCTTCATAAACGTATGTCCTGCGATTTTAACGCTAACCTCACCTGTATCAGCCCAAAATGGATAAACCTTATCATGCGCGTAATAGTGCTTTGCGCCGTCTGTCATATCATCTGTGAGCCGTAAATAAGCCATAATCGCCTCACGTGTTGCAACCTCCCATGCGTGGCTGTTGTAATCAGGTCTAGCGCGTTCTATGTAGCTAAACTGATTAGGCTGATAAACAACTTCGCAGGCATCGTCAGGATAGCGGGTTGAATTAACGCGGTTCATAATAACATGAGCCACACCTATTTGCCCCTGTAGTGGCTCTCCACGGCTTTCGTGATATATTGCGGTAGTCATGCACCTGATTTGCGTCAAGTCCGCGTAAGGGGTGTTTAAACTAGCTAATATGGCGATTAGTTTAATCATCAAATATTCTCCCATATAATTTGAGCAATCTTAACAACGCCAGCAACGCATAGCATGGCAATAAATAACCAGACAGACCACATGGCAATCATTTGCTTTTCTTGTTCTTTAGTCATTTCAATTCCTTTCTATTAAAATCAACCTTCACAACCTTTGGTCTATGGTTAAGACCTTGCGCCTCTGCACGTATCGCAAAGACAGCCTCTTCTTGCGCGTCCATGAGTGCGTCAAGTAACCCATCAATGTATAAATCATCAATTTCAAGAGCGCATTCTAAAGCACGGTTTATGTGACCATGTACGGGTAGTAGTTTAGTGTTCATTTATTTGTCCTCTTTTTTTTAACGCTAGTGATGTTAGTTGCCGAACGGCGTGTGAAAAGCTGATATCTTTATCTTTTGAATAAATATAAATTTTATCAAACAAAGCATCATCAAACCGACAAGCAATCATCCTTCTTTTACTGCATGGCTCTTTTGTGCCAATAGTAGCGCGTCTGTATGCCATCTATTCATCCTCGCTTGATGGTTGTGGTAGTGTCATCCAGTATTTAGGGGTAAAATCGTGCATGCACTCTGCGTTTTCCCAATGACCATCGCCGTTTGAATATTCGTGCCACCAATCAGATACAACACATATCCCGCTGTAATCTTCATCATCCATCAAAAGAATAGTTGTCCCCTCCTTAGGCGCGGTTTCAATCGGTTGCCATCCTTGGTTCAGGTGGCCTTGGGAGTGGAGGTAGTCAAAAACTTCATTTAGCAATGAATAAACTAATTGCTTTACTCCTTGAGAATGTCCTTTGGTATATTTTGCAATAGTGTCTTGTTTTAACCCCTCCACATCAACGCTTGGCTTCGGCTGTAAGTCTTGAATAACTTTCTGCATTTCCTCTGTTGCACTCCCTATTGCTAAACCACCATCCCATCGTTCTAGAAAGTTACGTGCAATTTCAACTATATCTTTGTGTTTAATATTCGACTTCGGCTGCAGGGCGTTTTCTAGTGTTTCATAAACATCGGGAACTGCTTTAATGGGACTGTTTTTTGTTTGTTCAATCCAAGATTTTGCTAAAGCAATTCTATAATCCTTTAAAGCATCCAAAGCCTGTTTGTTTTTATCAGTCATTACGTGCCTCCTGTGCGTCAATAATTGCGCCTTCTTTTACGTCAATAGCGTGTTGCTCCCAGTCAAAAGTCTCGATATGCGCAATGCCTCGCTCAAGGGCTTGTATTGCGTCATCCATATCGCATTCAGGGTAATCAGGCTCACCACTATGTATTTCCTCTAATAATTCTAACTGCTTTAATGTGTTTTTTATATTGTGTAGCATTACGCCTCCTATTTGTTATGATTAAAATAACACAACAAAATGTTTAGTCAACAAAAAGTTTGACTTATTTTTAAAAAACCTTATATTAAAATTATGACATTAAATGAATACTTAAAAGAAAACGGCATAAGCCCTGAACGATTTGCTAAAAAAATTAATGTTAGCGGTCAGGCTGTAAGGTACTGGATATTAGGGGAAAGGCATCCTTCGCCTAAAAATATTCGCACGATACAAAATCTCACAAATAATCAAGTAAAGCCTGAAAGTTGGTATTAATGACAGGATTTAACCCTCATCATTATTATATAGCTTAAACTCCACGACATCACCCTTGTGAGCCATGATAGCGTCATAATATTCATTCATGATTTTTATGATTGTTGATGCTTTGGTATTTGATGGCTTTATCGCTAAGAGTATCGTCAATAACTCATAACGTATCTGCGCTGGTGACATAAATTCATCTTCGGTCATAATTGTTACCGCAAATCAACTTTAACTTGGTTTTTTTTGGATTCGCTCCACGATCCGCAATCGCCGCATTGGTAATAAGCATACTTTCCCGCCCGCGTATATTTGTGGCTTTCACTTCTTAATATATTAACAGAACCGCAAGATTTACAACAGGGGATAGGCGAACCATCTGGCGCTTTTAAATCTAAGTAAACATTTAAGTTGGGATGGTTTTTCATGTAGGGGCGCAGTTTAAGATAAACTTTTTCAGTAACAATAACGTCTTGCTTATTATATTTCCGCATATACCTTAACGCTTCAGGGCATCCAGCAATAACTTTATCCCAGTCAGGGCTTTCATCTTTCATGCCAACGCCAAGAACATCCGCAATATATCTTAATGTATTTGATGAAAATTTAAAGTTTTGGCGGGCTATTTTAAGGGTGTCTATGGATTGTTTTGGCTGGATAGGGGGTAGGTTATATAATATCGCCCTGGCATTAAATTTTTTATAATCAAATGCGTCTGAATTGTGACCCACCAATATATCAGCTTGGCTTAACACCTCGTGTAGCTTTAAAATAACTCCGTAGTCATTTTCAGGGTCTTTAGGGTTTACAGATATGCAATCCACCTCTTTATCACCTAACCACTTCCACGCCGCCCCTAGCATCCACCAGTCGCGCTTAATGTGGTCTATACTATGACGCTTTAAATTAACTCTTAAATCATAAGAGTTATATTCTAAGGTCATATAAGATGTTTCAACATCGTATGTAAGTATTTTTAATGCTGGCGGTGTTTTTGGGCTTTCACCAAATAGATCATTAACGCTTTTTTGAACAGTCTTGTGACAAATACCTTTTGATTTAGCAAACTTTACAAGGCCAAGAGGGCTTTTTGCAAACTCTCTTGCTATTTCACGCTTTTCTTGGTCTGTATATATTCTTGCCATATACCCCCACTTGGTATAAAGGCACTATATCATAAAATTAAGGCTTAATCTTCATCTAATTTATTCCCATAAAAAACAAACATATCAGGGTGTATAACATCAACGCGCTCAAACTCGTCATAAGTTATATAATATCCTACATATGCCTTAAGAATTCCTGTGCTGGTCTTAATTTCAGCGTATGCCACGCCCTCCCTTGATAGCGTTAAATATTCGCGTATATCGCCGCTAATCACCATATCTAAAAACCATTGCGGCTTTAGGTCATGCGGGTCGTATTCAAAGGCATCGAATTTGTATGGTTTTATTTTGTATTTCATTTCTTATCCTTCAAGCTACTATTTTCCTTATAACACCGCGCATAATGCTCTTTGCAATAAACGCCCTTTTCCGCCTGTAATCCGCAAAACTGTTTATTGTCTAGCCCAAACGGATAACGGCACTCATTGGCTTGTAATTCGTCTAGCGCCTTTAATGGCCTGTCTGGTATGGCTTGATATTTTTTAGGGGAAGGGTTCACTGTTTAATCTCTTCTATCATTAATTCACATCGTGGGTTTTCTTTATCAATACCACCCCATTTATAAGTAACCCCTTTAATCACATTGTAATCATCATCTGGTAATAAGCCCTTTTTTACTAATGCATCACACGTAAACTTGTCTATTATCGAACAAGGGTTAGATATATCTAGCCTGCGCTTAGTTTTAGCGTAATAAGTATAGGTTAGCATCACAGGGCGCTCAATAGCTGTGTCAGGTATTCTATCCCATATAATATCGCTGTAAGCTTTTTTTGCTGGCGCTAATGTTCTGTGGTGCGCGTTCCTGTAATTGTTTAGGTTAAGGATAAATTTGTACCACTTATAACTTGCTGATTTGCCAGTTTGAAATTCTACCTGTAGTGGCAGTGTTATTTTCATTTTATAAAATCCTCTGGCGTTGGTAACGATAACCCATAATATTGCGAAGCTATAACTTGCGTTTGTATCATTAGCCTAGAAAATTGCTCTTTTGTCAATTTTGCGCTCGAATAATCGTGATACGTTATTTCGCCAGTTAAAGCATTGACACTTTCTTTCATGCCTAAAATATTGCGTTTAACATCAATCTTCATATCATCAGGGGATGAGCCAGCCTCTTTAGCCATTAGGTCAATCCACTTGTGCCATAGATCGTTTTGATTTAATGAGCGTGGTTTTTTATTGCTTATTGTTACATGAAAGCCCTCGTTTAAAGGCAAATTGGATATATGTGATATGCAATTCTGCATACGTTGGCTATCTTTGATATAGAATTTAATATCACTCATAGCTCAATCCTTTCTGTTCTCCATTCCATGATTAATTGCATGGCCTTGTTATAATCACCCGATACGGCATATAATCCACGCGCTAGACGTGATGCGCGTTTAATACCTAGATATGGCCTCCAAAAATCAACTTCAGGCATATCATGTTGTTCTAAATGCGCCAAAACACTTAATGGCACGCAATACTGGTCACTGGGCTTTAACCCAGCGCCACAGATATTGCCTTTGCGTATATGAGCGCATTGGACATCATCTGTGCCATATATCAGGCAAGGCAAGCTGGTAATAAACCGCCTGTGCTTTTCGCTCCTGATATAATTGTTTTTAGGTATTAGCATTTCTCATTTCTTTGATTTGCTTAAATTTCCCCCAAGCTTCAGACTTTGGTTGTGTTTGTCCTAAGCCCTTACAATAATAATCGTTCCTTAGTATGCAACGACACATGCGCCTCCAGCTCGGAACCCAGCATTTGTTTTCCAATTCAATTGGGGCTTCTTGTGGTATTTTGTCATACCCCCTATCTTTCCAGCAATGTATAAATTTTTCAAACCTAGCCTTGTAATTTTCTCTTGTTTTTGTTGGTAAAGTTGACAAAAGTAAATTGCAAAAGCTTTCCCATGTGTGTCCATCGGGTTTAGTGATCCTAACGTTCCCATTTATATTTCCGTGCTCCTTAGTGTACAAAGCGCCAGAATTAACCCCATTCACCCTAGCAATTAACTTATACCATGTGTCTGGCTCTAAAATATGGTACAACCACAACCCTTTTTTTTGATCATCCCCGTATGGCTGACAAAGACGTTGCTCACTGATCTTAACCCCAGCCATAGTCATCTTATCGTATATTTCGTTGTGACACTTATCCTTAAAAACAGTATGGTACGTCCAAATGTCTTCTGTCCTCCAGTCATATATTGGGTAAATGTTAAACAATTGACCGCTAACCTTAGTTGTCCACTTCCTATTTTTGTGCATTAAACCGTCTTTCCTAGAGGTTATTGCCCTATAACGATGCAGGCTTTCGTCCGATCTAATTCCAATGAAGGCGGCGCAAGGTTCGCCTTGGGCGTACCATTCTCCAAAAATCACCATTAGTTCCTCAAACTCCATTTTAGGGTAATAAAAATCATATTGAGAAAGGTCGCTTGCAAGTTTTGGCTTTAGCCTGACCCAATCGTTCTTTTTTTCTTCATCCCAACAAACCCATTTAGGCTCATAATTACTAACGGCGTTACGTAATAGTAACTCACCACAAAACCAATGCAAATCAATGTTGCTTTTATACTTATTGACAATTTCCTCTATATGCCTAATTGTGTCAGAATATTGAGCCTCAAGGTCAATTATTAGTAACCCAACCCTTCTATTCCTTTTAATCGCCTCCTCCATAACAAGGTGCGTCATAACAGTGCTATCCTTGCCACCAGAAAAACTGATGTAAATTTTCTCAAAATCATTAAATGTTTTTGATATGCGTTCCTGCGCTGCGTCTAGTACATTTTTTTCTAAATAAACTTTTTTGGTCATAGCGTTCCCCTTAATATATTTCAACTTGCCTCCCAACAGATAAAGCTTCCTCCATGGTAAGCTTTTCTCTATTGTTTTTTAACAGCCATATGTTTAGGTATTCCAGAGCTGTTTCATTGGCTTTCTTTTGACTTTCATCACTCATTAATTGCCATCCAGAGCAAAATACAGAAGGGATACCTAACTCGTAAGCCACAGCAGCTTGCCCTAACCATGCTATTCTGTTCATAGCCTTGTTGGTCAGGTAATGCTCACAGGAATATTTCCACTCATTAATTACATTACTTAGAGCGCTAGAGAATTTTTCTTGATCAGATAAAAATTCAGCAAAAGCATATTGACACTGCTCTTTTGTCATTCCTTCTTTTTTTGTGCCGTAAAAGTTGTGATTGACGCACTCCCACTTGTCAAAAGTGTGAAAAATCCTATCTGGGTCATTAGTGTTGGCTGTCCTCCCCTTATTTTCCTCGCTGTCTAAGTCATCAGTCAAAGGCTGGAAAGTGTCCTCAATTATTGCGTCCTTTGCTTCCCATGCCTTAGAAAAATCCCTGTCCTCAAATAAGTTTTCTAGACCAGTTATTTGACAAAGCCTTAGCACTTCATCCTCATCCATGCCCAACTCCTTAGCTATTCTTGAGTTTTTCCAGTTTCTGTTTTTTAACTCCTTTACCATGTCAGACATCGCGGTTACGTTGTGCTTCCCCCTAGCCCTATTATGCCTAACAGTTGAGGCCATTCTGTCGTTTCGCGAAGAGCATGTGTCGTTAATCCCGACGATAGGAAGATACCCATGAACTCTATCATGAACATCCTTAAATTCTTTGCAAACTCTTGTTCTATGAAACCCGTCAACCACTTCTGTTTTTTCTTTGTTTTCCCATGCTACAACTGGCTGTGTGTAACCATCATTGTTAATAGAGTGGCGCAATAATTCCATTTCTGGCGGGGCGACACTATTCGGGTTGTAGTCATTTGCGACCACATTATCAACTTTAACCCACTTAACAAAATCAACAGGCTCATTTTTAAATGGAGATATCTCATGCACTTTCTGTCGAATTAAATTAATGCTCTCTATTTTTGCGTCTAAATCTTGGCTTTCTATTTCTTTCAAAAGCTCTTCCAAAACTCTATTCATTACAAAATCCCTTTCATTCTTTTGTGTATTTGGTATTAGCATTGTAAATAACCCATTATTTTGTCCTTACTTGCAAACTTTCGCCACCATTTGACAACGTAGCGCCCTCTATAACCAAGCCTTCTGATAGGGCTTTTTTAAGAGCCATTTTATCAACTGTAATAGTCGTTTTTTTGTAATCATCTGGTATTTTGTCCTCATCAACAATAACTACGCTTGGCGATGTTGATCTAAAAGATACAGTCCCCGCCGCACTTTTATAGCTACGTTCATTAGCAGTATCCATCAAAAGACCAATGTATTTTTTAATGTTTTCAGCCTTTGAGTTAAATTGCTTTTGGCGTATCTGATAACTTTCAATTATAGACTTAATAGCCTTTGAAAAATCCTGACTTTCTTTTAACACAAATATAGCCTTATCCATGCGTTGCGAGTAATCAGCTTCATTATTTAGCAATTCAATTTTATCGGGGTCATCATCTGGTAAGGCTTCAGCGATATATTGCATAGCCCGTAAATCATCTTGAAATTTAGTCATGTGCCATACTCCATAATGTATTTTTTTGCTTGCTCTCTGGTGTATTCCTTACCATCCCAGTCATTGGATATTTGCCCATCCTCAAACAAATCGATGGCATCACATAGGGCTTGCTTATGTTCATTTGTGTTTTTTTGCAACATTGCGGAGGCTGACATTCCTAAATCGACATATTTTTGTAAAGCCACTGCTTGTTCATCAGTTAGATTTCCACAACCTTTAAGCCCGCCCCATTTTAATAATAAATATGGTTTACTCATGACTACCATCCATTTTACGGTTTTCTAACTCTGTCTTTTTGGCGTTTTTTACCTTTTCCAAAGTCTCATATTGTTTATCAGTCATGCGCGCCTTTGCGGTATGTGATTTAATCCACTCGTTTTTTAGGTCATCAAGTGAATTGGCGTTTTTAAGTCCGTTTTGCAGCATTAAAAATTCTTCACCTGATAACGGTTTAGCCTGCGCCTTAGGTTTAGGTGCGTCCGCTTTATTGTCCGCTTGCTTTGCGCGCTCATCGCTATCAGCATCTTTTTGATCGTCAACCATAAATAAACCGCCAAGCGCATATTTACGTGCATACGATGACGCTGATCCCGTTACTTGAGAAGGCGACATTCCCTTTTGCTCAACTGGCTCACGCGCATAAGCTGAATTAGATACACACTTATCGCCATAACATAGTGACGCGGTAGCCTTAACATATATGCGCCCTGATATATCGACAATCTCATCAGAAACATAACAAGCCGCGCCTTCGGGCAATATTTTTTTAAGACCCTCTTGGATATCTTCAACATTTCTATAGTTGTAATTACCAAACTTATTAAATTGAGATTTGGGAGCGTGCAGGTTTACTTGAATATGCCTCAAAACATCGTAAACGCTATTAAATTTTTCTTCTTTGCTCATGATTTTGTCCTTTCAAAAAATAACTATTGACAACATTATTATTGTTTTATAAATTCATTGTCAATAGGTTTTTAAATAAAAAATAAAGGTTTTTTAAATATGTCTTACATACAAGCAGAAAGAGATTTTCGATTGATTTGTAAAACTTTGGGCTTTGACCGCGTAGAAATATGCAGTGATAGCAGAAAGGCGCATTTAGTCGAAAAAAGAAAGATCATAGCGGAAAAATTAGACGCTTTGAACTATAACCCTAGCATGATAAGCCACGTCATGGACAAGGATAGAACGACAATTTTATATTATTTAGGCAAATTGAAAGGAAAGAAAAATGATTAACCAAGACGAAAGCGTAGCGGGTGAGCGTATCAAGTCGTTTATTGAACGTATCGAACGCTTAGAGGAAAAAAAGGCCGCGTTAGCAGAAGATATTAAAGAAATTTATGCCGAGGTTAAGGCGGTTGGCTTTGAAGCTAAAATCATTCGCAAAATCGTATCTTTACGCAAGATTGAGAAAGAACGCAGGGAAGAAGAAAACCAATTATTAGAAATGTATTTATCAGCAATAGGAGAAAAATAATGAGTAGTGTCAACAAAGTAATTTTAGTAGGAAATTTGGGTAATGCCCCAGACTGCCGCACGATGCAAAGCGGCGATAAGGTTGTGAACTTGTCTATCGCCACAAGCGAGAGCTGGAAAAGCAAAGAGACGGGCGAACGCAAGACAAAGACAGAATGGCATAAAGTCGTTATCTTTAATCAAGGCATCGCCAAAGTCGCTGAAATGTACCTCAAGAAGGGTTCTAAAGTCTACATCGAGGGCCAACTTGAAACACGATCTTGGGAGCAGGATGGCGTCAAAAAGTACGCCACGGAAATTGTCTTGCGCCCTTATCGCGGGGAATTGACAATGCTTGATGGTAAATCAGATAGTGCTAATGATGAATATAATCAAGACGCGCATAATCAGGCAAAATCTAATGGTTATCAGCCTGATAATGATATGGACGACGACATCCCCTTCTAATGGACTTAAAACGCGAAATAACAGCTTTAAAACACATGATGAATATCATGGAGGAATTAGAGCCTAACAAAACACTCACGGCACGTAAACTCATGCGCCGTGAGATAATGAGAATTGAGCTTGCAAAGGCTGATAAAGTAAAATAACATAGCCTTACGTCAGTTGCGGGGCGGAAACCTTTTAAACGATATCTCTTAGACCGCAACCTAGGAGGTATCATTTAAGAGGTTTTTTTATGTTTAAACCATTACATGAGTTTACAGACATTGCCGAGCAATCAATAAAAACAACTGAAAGTCATATTGAAACACAAATGTTTCATTCCTTAATGCGCTCTAAGAAATTTATTTTAATGAGTGAAGGCGACAAAACAGAGGGGTGTGGCCTTTTTATATTTCCACAAGCAGAGATTAAACCGTATAGGCTAGATTTCCTTATTAAGGGTGTTGGGTTTAGAAAAGCGCAAAGAGTATGGCCGCCAAATTCAACCGCTTATTTGTGCCTTGAGTGCGATGGTAAGGAATATCATAGCTCTAAAGAAGATAAAGAAAAAGATCTAGTGCGCGATGAATTTTTAAAGAAAAAAGGCATAAAAACATTGAGATACACTGGTACTGAAATATACAAATATTCAGATAAAGTAGCCTACGATATCGCAAATTTTCTGGAAAGCATGGTTTATGATGGCTAAAGAAAACGCTACATGGTTTAAACTATATAGGGGGTGGCAAGATAACCCTATGTTTAGAAGCGATAAAGATAAGCTTAATTGGCTTTGGCTTATCGAGCATGCCGTTATAAATGAAGTTACAATTTCTATCAATAATAAGCCTGTAAGGATACATAGAGGGCAGTTATGTTACTCTTTATCATACCTTTCAAAGGCTTGGGGTTGCAGTTTGTCATATGTAAGGACTTACTTAAAACACCTAAAATTGTGGCAAGCCATCGACACACAGAATGACAAGGGTCAGACACTCATAACCATTTGTAATTATTGTCGTTTTCAGGATGCGCACACACAAAATGACAAGGGTGCTGTAGAAAAAGTAACAAGACGATCGCATAGGAGTGACAACAATACTAAGAATGATAAAGAATTAAAGAATAAAGAATATATTATAGGGGATGCTACGCCCCCTAAAACCCCAAATAAAAAAGATGATAAATTTGAGGAGTTTTGGAAAGAGTGTCCTAGAAAAATAGGCAAGGGCAAGGCAAGGGAAAAATATCTTATGGCTGTAAAAAATGAACCGCATGAGTTTTTAGTTGAGATGATGAAAATTCACGCTAAGGATATGAAGGGTAAAGAGGAACAGTTTATCCCACATCCTGCCACTTGGTTGCATCAAGAGCGTTATCACGATGAAACAAAGGCAAGCATTATTGTTCAGGAAAAAAAGGAATGGCCTAAATGGAAAACAAAAATTGCGGCACTTCTGGGAGACCATGTTGTTAATGGGTGGTTTAATACAGCAGAGTTAAGGGGTGATGTACTCTCATTTAGCAAGCGTTTTGAGTTTAACCATGTAAAGGAACGCCACACAGTAGATTTGTCAAAAATAGGCATAAATGAAATTATTTATAAACCTTAACCATTAATTAACCTTTTCCATATATTATACCCTCATGAAAATATACGGAATAGAAATACAGATTAATCAATCACCAGTGAAAGTAGATATGCGCCATGATTGGCTAATACGCCAAGCGGATGACTTGCAGGTGGTAACGGATAATTATTTTAAAAAACTTTCACATACCGCTTGACAATAGGGGCGGTTTGTCCTAAATTACAGTTATCAGGGCAATAAAGCCCGCCAAACAATAGGAGACTAAAATGACACAATCAAAACATACGCCAGCGCCTTGGTTTGTATATCCGCAAGATGACCAGCCAAAAGGTTACTATAGAATTGGCTCTCAAACAGTTGAAGTTGTCGCGTCAGATATTTGGGAGGAGGACGTCCACCTAATAGCCGCCGCGCCTGAATTGCTTGAGGCTTTGGAAAATTTAGAAAATGATGACGGGTCAATTCCTTCTCACGCTTGGTATATGGTGCAAAAAGCAATAGCAAAAGCAAAGGGTGAGGTCTAAATGGACAACACACCAAACCTTAAAACACTACGTAAAGCACTTGGGCTATCAGTTAATCAATTGGCAGACTGGATAGACGTAAACGAACGCACCATAAGGCGCTGGGAATACGGCGAAATAGATACGCCTAAATCAGTGCTTATGTGCTGTGCTTACAGACTAAAGGAAGAAAACAATGGATGATATACAAAGAAAATCAATGTTGTGGGGTTGAAATTAATTCTAAAACAGGTATTATAAATTATGGATTTAAAAACAGCACTTGAAGAATATGCCGCTTTCCTTCCTTATGGTGAAAACAAGGCGCTGGCAGTAAGTCTTTCAAAGAGTATCACGGCGTAACAATACCAAAAGGAAAAAAATGAACCCCGATGCAGAACTTGCGTATTTCCAAGCAAAACTTACACAAGGTTCAAAAGAAAAGATTGTAACATTAATCCAGCGCAAATCATGGGCTAAAATATACGCCCATTTAACGCCTCAAATGCAAGACGCTGCAAGAGAGATTGAAATTGTTTTTATTTACATTACAGGCGGTTCAGGTTATCCCATAACTGACTTAAACCACGTTAAAGGGCACAAGAATTTAGACCCAAGTGAGCGTATGATGCAGATGATTGAACGCTATAAGGAATGGAGAGGATATCCGCCCAGCATAACAAACAAAGTCATTAACATGTTTGTAGGCGGCAAGACCTTAAGCGACCTAGAGCAGTTTTATGGCCTATCTAAAAAAACCTGCATGAAACACGTAAAGCTAGGGTTAAATGAATATTGTAAGATAGCAGGCTGGGGCGATCAATTAGAAAAGGAAACCCGATGATTATATACGAAAACCCTGCAAACGGCTATCAGGCCAAATTTACTAAACTATCCTACCTATGGTCATTCCTATTCGGTTGGATGTACTTTGCCTTTAAAGGCTCGTTCTTTTGGGCTTTTATAACTTTCATCCTATCATTTTTAACAATAGGCCTTTCATGGATTATTGTCCCATTTTTCACGCGGCCCATACTTGATAACATTTACGGCAAAAAGGGCTGGGTAAAGATAAGCTCTTGACGCCTTGCCCCTCAATCCTGTAATATAGACATACTGAATAAATGCGCCCGAAATCTTAATTGATGCGGGCGTTTTTTATATTAACCAATGTGCAAGGCACACCCAAGGGGAGAATGGTATGGCGAAGAAGAAAGGGAGACCTACAAAATACACAAAAGAATTGGCTCAAAACATATGCAATAGGCTTGCTATGGGCGAAAGTTTAAGACGGATATGTAGGGATGATGACTTTCCAGCAGAAAGTACTGTGAGGCAGTGGGCACTTGATGATTACAACGGTTTTTATGCGCAATACGCGCGTTCTAGGGATATTGGACTTGATGCGATGGCGGATGAAGCCTTGGATATTGCGGATGATGGTTTAAATGATTTTAGATTGAAAGATGGCGCACCGCCAATATTTGATAGCGAGCATGTTCAAAGGTCAAGATTAAGAGTTGATACAAGAAAATGGTATTTGTCCAAACTTGCGCCTAAAAGATATGGTGATAAGATTGAATTTGAAACTGGGCAAAACGCAGGCGATTTATTCGCGGCTCTATCTGATAGACTTCCCGACTAATGCTTGACCTACGAACCGAACGTGAATTAGAACGATGGTATAAACTTATTGACCATCCTATACAATCGGCTTTGATTAAGGATGATGTCCGTTTTAAGGTTGTCCCAGCTGGTAGGCGTTCAGGTAAGACTGAAAGGGCTAAAAGATACGTTGCTAAGATGGCAATGAAAAACCCTAATGAAATGTATTTCATAGCCGCACCGACACGCGACCAAGTAAAAAAGATTTATTGGGCTGATATGAAAAGGCTTTGCATGACAAGCCTGCACAGCAAAAAGCCGAGCGAAACAGAATTAACCATATTTTTTGATAATGGAACACAAATACAGCTTATCGGACTGGATAAGCCCGAACGGATTGAGGGTGTTTTTTGGTCAGGTGGTGTTATTGATGAAATTGCCGATGTTAAAGGTGACGCATGGCAGGCTAATATTCGCCCTGCTTTAGATACATTTAATCCAACGCGACCCGATTATAAGGCTTGGTGTTGGCTTATTGGCGTTCCTGATGGTTTAAATCATTACTATGACATGTATCAGTATGCTTTAAACTCAAATGACCCTGAATGGAAAGGGTACACTTGGAAAAGCAGTGATATTTTACCTGCAAAGACTATTGAGGCGGCAAAGCGTCAAATGTCGCCTATGCAGTATAGGCAAGAATACGAAGCCAGCTTTGAAACTGCAAGTGGTCGAATTTATGAGGATTATTCGCCTGATAATTATACGGATGAAGTCATTCAACCGCATGAGCAGTTATTATGGCACCATGACTTCAACTATACTCCATTGTCGAGTGGTGTTGGAGTAAGGCGCGGTGATAATATTTACTTACTTGATGAGATTGTTCTTGTTTCGGCAGTAGCAAGGCAATCGGCTTTAGAGTTTTGCGATAGGTATAAAAACCATAAAAACCGTCATGTTATGGTTTATGGTGACCCCGCAGGAAAAGCAGGTGAAAAGCATGGTCATCAATCCGATTACACCGAAATTGAAAAGGTACTGCGTGAGAATGGTTGGACTTTCACACGTAAGGTTAAGAAAGCCGCGCCTGCAATTAAAGACAGACAAAACGCCGTAAGGGCAAAGATAAAAAATGCGGCTGGTAATGTATCATTATTCGTTAATGTGCAAAAAGCACCTTATATACACAAAGGGCTTGCAACCGTTCAATTAAAAAAGGGTTCAACCTTCCAAGAAGAGGACGGCGAATATCAGCATATTACAACCGCAATCGGCTACATGATAGATTATGACTTCCCTGTAGCAGGGGCAAAATTCACAGTTGGAACAACCACAGGACTTTAAAATGACAGACCCAAATGTAACCCATCCACAATACAACGCCATGATTGATAGATGGACAAAGTGCCGTGATACTTATCGTGGCTTGCCAGTTGTTCAATCAAAAGGTTCAACATATCTGCCAAGATTGGGCGGTCAAGTGAATGACGCCGACCCCAAATATCAAAAATACATTCAACGCGCTCAATTCTTTGATGCCGTATCGCGTACCGTTGATACAATGGCAGGGCATATATTCCGTAAACAACCTGTTATTGAACTGACCACAGCGTTGCAAGCGTATCAAGGCGATATTGACATGGCAGGCACAAGCCTTGAAGGGTTTATATCGAATGCCGTTCGTGAGGTTGCGCTTGTTAATCGGATGGGATTATTAGTTGAACATCCACAGCGCGGTGATGATAATGAAGGTGTTTTGACTATTGAGCAATCAAGAGCGCAGGGATTACGGCCTTATCTGACAAGTTACAAAGCCGAGGATATCCTTAATTGGCGCATGGGGCGTGTAAATAACGCAACTGTATTGGTTCAGGTGTTTTTATCAGAAACCTATGACGAGGGCGAAGGCGAGGAAGTGCAAATTCGTGAACTTGCCCTTGAGGATAGATATGTTCAACGCATATGGCGGGAGAATGACGGCAAGTGGTATGTTGAAAGCGAAACATTCCCCTCAATTAATGGTCGTTCAATCAATAAAATTCCGTTTTTCTTTGTTGGCCTGAACGAAAAAGGCGCAGATACGCAAAAACCGCCTTTAGAGGGCTTGGCAGATGTTTGTCTTGGTTATTATCGCAATAGCGCGGACTATGAGGCAGCATTGCATATACACGGAGCACCTACGCCATGGATTAATGGCGTGAGCGACCCAGAATCATTCGGTGAACTTCACTTAGGTTCTGGTACGGTTTTAATGCTGCCGGTCGATGCAACGGCTGGAATGCTACAGGCTGGCTCGGACGGTTGCGCGGCCTTAAAAGAAGCCATGCAAGAGAAAAAGCAGGAAATGGCGGCACTTGGGGCGCAAATGCTTAAAGCTGATAAGGCAATGGCTGAAAGCGGTCAGGCGTTGGCAATTCAGAGGGGTGGTGAGAACTCTATCCTTGCGTCATTGGCGGCAAGCGTTGAAATGACATTCTCAAAGGCTTTGCGTTTTATGGCTGAATGGGTTGGGGCAAATCCCGATGAAGTCGTGGTGACATTGAATAAGGACTATCTGCCACAGCCTATGGATAGCGCAATGTTGCGCGAATGGACAGCGGCTTATCTATCAGGGGCAATTTCATTCGATACCTACTTCGAGGGGCTTTTGCAGGGTGAATTAGTGGATGAAACCTTGACCGTTGATGAGGAGCGTGACCGCAAGGAAATGGACGCACCTGCTTTGGGCTTGATTGGCGATGGCTTAAATGACAATCAATGAGGACATTCTTGACGCTTCCATAAGTCATTCGGTATGGCTGGAGCGTTATAAAACTCAAACTGTCAATAAAATCTTAAAAATCCTAAACAAAGCCGATGCCGATTTAATCGAACAGATAGCCGCACGAATGGCAAAGATTGAACAGCGCGGCTTTGACCTTGGCAAGGCCACCACAGATCGTTTAATCGCGCTACAAAAGGCTATAGCAGAGGATAGGCAAGCGATATTCCGTGAGTTATACGGTGAGAACAAGCAAGAGATGCTCGACTTTGCCGATTATGAAGCTGATTTTAACGCCCGTATTATTGAGCAATCAGTTGCGGCGTCAGGATTAACGGTTGAGCTTGCAAGGCCGAATAAAAGCATTTTAAACGCCGTTGTGACATCACAGCCCTTTAGAGGGCGGTTATTGCGTGAATGGTATGCAGGACTAGAAACGCAAGCAGCACAGCGTATTAATGACGCGATTAAGATAGGGATTGTCGAAGGGCAAACGACTGACCAGATTATCAGGCGTATTCGTGGCACAAGGGCGAATAAGTTTAGCGATGGTATATTAAATATTTCAAGGCGTCATGCAAGCTCAGTTGTTCGCACCGCAACAAGTCATGTATCACACAGGGCAACTATGGAAACATATCAGGCCAATCAGGATATTGTTAAAGGTTTAAAATTTATAGCCACGCTTGACAGCAGAACAACGCCAATTTGTCGTGCTTATGATAATAAGGTTTTTAAGATGGGAGAAGAGCCAGTTTTGCCATTGCATTTTAATGAGCGTTCAAAATTGATTGCTTATTTGGGTAATTTTAAAACAAAAGGAAACCGATCGGCGAGCGGCGGGCCTGTGCCAGAAGATACAAATTATAACGAATTTCTTAGAAATAAGCCCATAAAATTTCAAGAAGAAGCACTTGGCGTTAAGAAAGCTAAACTATTTCGTGAAGGCGGTTTGACTATGGATAAATTCGTTGACCCTACTGGCAAAGAATACACCCTTGCACAATTAAAAGAACGCGACACAGAAATTTTTAACAAAGTATTAGGTGATTGACATTTTCTTTTCAATAAGGCAATATATATACCATAGAGTTATTATGCTTAAACCAATGAAAAGGAAAACCCGATGAGCAAATTAGAAAATAGAAAAAATTTAACTGTAATAAATAGACCAGACCTTCACGGCGTAGTGGCTCGATATGACGGCGGTCAATTTATGATAAGTATTAGCGATGCGGAATTCGTGGCAAGAGAGTTTGTAATGCTTTTGCCTGAACACCAAAGAGCCTTAATTGCAACTTTGATTATATCAAGCCTTTTGTCAAAAGAAAAAGAGCAAGAAAAATATTTTGATTTATTAGAGTTTAAATCAAATGCAGCTTAACATTAATGGAACAATTTTAGAATTAAAATGCGAAACTGGCTTGGTAGAGGACTTAGAGTTTTTTATTGATGGTGTAAAGCAAAATAATTTTAAAGACATTACGATATATAATTGTAAAGAAGATGGTGGGGTGTCTCTTTCATGGGAAACGCCTTCAGAAAACTTAGATGAAATTGATATTGAACTATCTTTTTTTGGAGTTACACCCCCAAAAATGGAAAACTATAATAAAAAACCAAGATATAGGCATTTAGTTTAATTCTTTTATTATAAAACCCCAACAACACCCGCTTAAGGCGGGTTTTTTATGTCCGCAAGGCGGATTCAACCATAACCCAAAGGGAGAGCAAGGCTCATGGATATTAAAGAACTACTCGAAACAGAAGAAGCTAAGACGGCAATTCAGGCAGCTATTGAAGAAGCCACAAAAGGCTTAAAAAGCAAAAATGAAGAGCTTTTAGGAAATCTTAAAAAAGAAAAAGATGACCGCAAATCATTGCAAGACATGATTGACGAAATTAAGGCCGAAAAAGAAAAGGCAGAAGCAGAAGCCGCCGAGAAATCGGGCGATGTTGAAAAAATTAAGGAAACCTTAAAAAACCAATATACAAAGCAAATTGACACGCTACAAGCGCAGTTACAAGACAAAGACGGCAAGCTTCATGGTTTATTGGTCGATAATGGCTTGACTGATAGCTTGTCTAAAGCTGGCGTTGCGCCTCAACACTTAGATGTTGTAAAGGCGTATATTAAAAGCCAGAACAAGGCAGAAATTACAGAGATTGACGGAAATGTCGTTGCACAGTTAAACGGCGTTCCTTTAACAGATTTTGTTACTCAATGGGCGCAAGGCGACCAAGGTAAACATTATATTGCTGCCCCTCAAAATTCGGGCGGAGGCGCTAATGGCGCAAACGGTAGTGGCAAGGCGACTAGCGGATTGAAAAAGGCGGATATGTCCGTCAAAGAGAAGACAGCCTTTATTCGTGAAAACGGCCAAGAGGCGTATAACAAATTACAATAGCTATTTAAGGAGATTAAACAATGGCAACATCACTACCAAGTGACATGAAGATTTATAACGAACAGTTTTTTGCTGGTTATACTGAACGTGTCGAACAAAATCTAGAAGTATTTAACGCCAATTCAAACGGCGCAATTCTTATGTCTTCAAATGTTACAAACGGAGAATTTATCAAGGAAGCTTTTCTTGCTAAAATTTCAAATCTTGTAACACGCCGCGATCTGACAAGCGTATCAGATGCGACTGGTCTTAAAGCTACACAAGGTGAGATCGTTAAGGTTGATCGTTCAATTAAAATCGGGCCAGTGGAATTTACAGACGAAGCCGTCCACAAAGGCAATATGACCATGGATGAAATGGTGTTCTTGCTAGGCCAGCAAGCTGCTGACGAAGTTATGAAAGAACACACAGACGCGACATTATACGCCCTTAAAGGTGCTTATGCCGTTGCTGGTCTTTCTACACTTGTTCAGGACAGCTCAAGCGCTACAATGACACACACAATCTTAAACAACGGTATGGCTCGCTTTGGTGATGCAGCCAATAACATTGTTGCATGGGTTATGCACTCTGGCGTTTACTTTGACCTTGTTGGACAAGCTATCGCTGATAAAATTGACAGCGTTGCTGGTACAACTATCTATGGCGGTTCACCCGGTACATTCGGACGCCCTGTTATCGTGACAGATAGTGCTGCCTTGTTGGATAACGGTTCTTCATCTGTATCAACTGATAACTTCTACACCACATACGGCCTTGTTTCTGGCGGTGCTGAAATTCAACAAACTCGCGTAGGTGAATTGTTGGTTGAACGTGTTGGCGGTAAAGAAAACATTGTTAATCGTTACCAAGCTGAAGAAAACCACGCTATCGGCCTTAAAGGTATGGCGTTCTCAACTTCAACTGCTAATCCAACAGTTGCACAGTTGGCGACAAACTCTAACTGGACAAAAGCGTTTACTGATTTGAAATCTCTTCCGGGTATTCAGATCAAGACTAAAAAAGCCAACGCTTTAGGTTAATTGTGAAAGTAAATTTTTGGTACGCGGGGTCATTGGATTCCGCGTATCATAACCATACACCGACATCTATTATGAAAGCCCTTCATTCGATGGGTTGTGAAGTTAATCACGTTTCACAAAATGGTTTTCGAGAGAACGATTTTATGAGTTGTGATTTTCAAGTGCTTTACGGCATGAGATTGAACGGCAAAGAGATTATTGAAAGCTATCTTAAAAAAGGCATTCAAACGATTGTAATTGACCTTGGATATATTGACAGGGCGATGAAATCAAACGGCTATGACGGATATTGGCAAGTATCTTTAAATGGGTTGAATTGGATGCCTGATAATGCAGACGATAAACGCTTTAAATGGGATTATCCAAAGCCTGTTAAACGTGACGGCTATGTTCTTTTGTGCGAACAAACGCCAAATGATAGCAGTCACGGTATGGATATTGACGCGTTAAACGCTTGGATGAATAAAGCCGTTAAACGGTGCGAAGAATTAGGTCTTAAATACAAAAAGCGCAGGCATCCTATGAATACGGATATACCGAAAGAGGATCTGCCAATAACGCCGATAGAGGATGATTTAAAAGGTGCGTCATGTGTTTATGTGCATAATTCAAACGCAGGTAATGACGCGCTTATGATGGGTTTACCAGTCGTATGCGATGAAAGCCCAAGATATAAACCTTCTTACTATGATTTGGTAAGTAAGGATTTAAGCAATATTTTCTATCCCGATGGTATAGAGGATTATTTAAACCGTCTAGCCTATGGGCAATGGACACGAAACGAAATAGAAACAGGAAAGGCTTTTGAATATGTCCTTACTCAAATGTGATATAACAGGATCAACGGATCGCGTTGATGCGGTTCATCCTCAATTAAAGCGTGACGGCTTGGATCGCGTATGCTTCCGCGTTGGGATTGCTTTAGAGCAATTACGCGCTGAATGTATTGCAAAATTTGAAGACTATAAAGGCATTGATAAAGCAGAAAAGATTGAAGCTGAAATTGATAAGGCATTAAAAGCGTTTTTGTCTAAGGATAAAAAGCCAGAAGTGCAAAAGCATGAGATCAAACAAGATGCGCCCGAAGTGAAAGAGGATGAAATGGCAAAGAAGAAAAAGAAGCCTTATAAAAAGAAAAAATAATGAAGTTTTCAAATCCCGATAAAGCGTTACGCGAATTTATAGATATTGCCGATGGTCATGTATTGAACATTGGCGATGTCAACACAAGCCCTCACACTATGCTTATGCGCGAACATGGCCTTGATGTTACGACAATAAGCTATTGCGATGGTTCTGATATTGTTGGCGATTACAATGTTGAGTATTGCGGCGGCAAATCAAATGCTTTTGACGCGATTTGGTGCGCTCATTGTTTGGAGCATCAATTAAATGTTCATGATTTTTTGCGCAAGATATTTCTTGAATGCAAGGAAGATGGCGTTGTTTGCATTACAGTACCGCCTTTAAAGCATGAGATAGTCGGAGGCCATGTGTCTTTATGGAATGCGGGGCTTTTGATTTATAACATGATTTTGGCAGAGTTCGACTGTTCGCATGCAAAAGTCATTGTTGATGGTTACAACATATCTGTGCTTGTAAGAAAAAAACAGGCTTATTTGCCAGAATTGTCTTATGACACAGGCGACATCGAAAAACTGGCGCGGTACTTTCCGTTTCCAGTTAAACAGGGATTTAATGGAGATATAAAAGAATGTTTCTAGTCGAAGATGGCACAGTCGTTGAAGGCGCGAATAGCTATGTTGCAGTGGCCTTTGCCGATGCCTATCATACTGACCGTGGTAATACAGCATGGACAGGTACAGACGCGGTTAAACAAGCCGCTTTAATTAAGGCTACTGATTATCTGCAACAGCTTTATAATGGTCGATGGGTTGGATGGCTAGTCGATGATGACCAGCCTTTGGACTGGCCTCGCACTTATAACCGCCCTGCATATCCTTGGGTTGACTATGACATCACGGGTGAAATACCAGACCGTTTAAAGCAAGCTGTTTGTATTCTTGCCCTTGAAAGCCTATCAAATGATTTAAACCCTGCCCTTGACCGCGCTGTAAAGCGTGAAAAGGTCGATGTTATCGAGGTTGAATACATGGATGGCGCGGCAGAGAGACGAAAAAGACCTGCCGTCGATGGATTGGTTCGGCCTTATTTACAAGGGTCAAGTCTTAATGCGTGGGCGGTGAGAGTATGACATTTAATTATTCAGGTATAGGCGCGGTTGCCCTAAAACAGATTAATGACAAAGGACGTGATATAACCGTTCGTTATGCAGGTAACGACCAAGTTTATAACCCTGCTACGGATACTTTTACGGCGGGGACGGATGTAGATGTGCCTGTGAAGGGGGTTTTTACGCAATTCGCTAAGAAAGATATTGATGGTGAATTGATTAAGGTTACGGACAAGCGCGTTTTGATTGCTGGCACGGCTTTAGATAATGCGCCTGAAAACAATTCAAAGATTATTGATGGTGGTATTGAATATCAGGTTATCAATACGGAAACGATACAGCCTAGCGATACGGTTGTCCTTTATATGGTGCAAGTTAGACGATGAATAATTATCGTGCTGATTTACAAAAAGCATACGAAAAAAAGGTTTTAGATAAGTTAGAAAAGGTTGTTCGTGCAACGGCTTTGATTGCGCATGGTGATTTGGTAACACAAACGCCAGTCGGAGACCCTTCAACATGGAAAAACCCCGCCCCTTCTGGTTATGTTGGCGGTACAGCAAAGGCAAGCTGGTTTTTAGATATTGACACAGTGGACATTAAAGAGGTTGACCATACGTTTGATAACGAAGCGGAAGCCAAAAGGCGTGTGCAATCATACACATTGGACAGCAAGATATTTATATCAAATAACCTGCCTTATATTCGCAGATTAAACGATGGATGGTCACAGCAAGCCCCCGCTGGTTATGTTGATAGCGCATTAACAATCGCCAAGCGCAAGGCGGATGAATTTGCGAGGACATTATGAATTTCAAAACAGCCGAAGCGACATTGAGAAATCACTTTGCAACCCAATGGGGTAGCACAACACAGATTGCATGGCCTGACGTACAATTTACGCCACCGAACGCGACATGGGTTCGTTTTTCAATGAAACACAATGACGGCTTTCAAGCGTCTATCGGCGCACCAACGAATAACATGTTTCGCAGACGCGGAATTGTTTACATACAGATTTTCCAAAAGGAAGGGCAAGGCTCTACCGATGCCAGAACAAAGGCTGATTTAGCGGCAGACATATTTATCGGACAAACAATCCAAGGGATTAGGTTCGGTGATGTTGTTGCACGTGATATCGGGGCAGATGGCAATGGATGGTATCAGTGGCAAGTCGCCGCACAATTTGAATATGACAGAATAACCTAACAGGAGAATAAAAACATGACTATTGCTAACGCATCAGAATTTCAACTTGCTCACGTAACAGAAACAGTAGCAGGCACAACCCCATCAACCCCCGCTTTTAGTATTGACCGTATTACAGGCGGCGGTATGCAAGCGGTTCAAGAGTTTCT